TCGATTATCGTTTGTATCCTCACCCATTAGATAGCCAAGAACGTTAATATCAATTTTTGTTTCATATTTTCGCTCTTCTTCGTTCATAGAGGTGATGTTGTTGTTTAATCCAACGCCGCCATCTACGAATGCTTCATAAGAATGGCCATCTTTATTTAGAATAATGCCCGTTATCCCACCGGGGCGGGTCATAAACGGCTGTAAAAGCTGATTCATTTGTTGTTGATATTCAGTTCGCAATACAATAGAATATGTAACATTGACATAAACAGGCTGGGGCATCACGATTGTCTCATATACGACTTTTTTGTTCTTTCTCGTTCTAACAAAATTTGTTTCTACCCTATCTCGACCATATCTTCTATTTTGATCAGCATTCGCAAATTCAGAAGTTTTATCATGTTTGATTCTTCTGCCAACAACCACGGATCCGCCCTTGACTGCATTAAAAAATGGAATATTGGCCTGGAAACTTCCCTTTCTATTTAAATCTTTGACAAAAGCCGATCTTTCAACGGTTATGATTGGCAAAATCAATGCGCCCTCATTATCCCTTAAACCCTTGTTGTGCTTAATTTGAAAAACTCGCTCTGTTGATGTCCAAACGACCGGAACCTTGGTCCAACCCTTATTTGTCTCTGCACGCAAATCCAGCCTATCATTTAAAAACTCATACATAGCATAATCAATCGTCTCAATTGTGGACGGCTGAAAAGGAACATCTCTTAGCTTCGTATTGGGGTCTGGAATGTTAGTGTAATCAGGTGGCATCGAATGTTCCCTCTCTTGCTCTTATGCATTTTGCTAATACTTCGTATTTAAAATCAACTTGACCAAAAAGTTGGCGTGGCTGATTTAAGGTTGCGATTTCATAATAAAAATCACCATAACGAATGAAATCCCCCTCTCTCACAAATAGATCTTGATCTTCGACAAGCCTTCTTTTATGGAAGTGGACCAAAATTGAAGATTTCTTATCTATTCCCATATGGCCAGTCTCTGTTGTTTCGCCTTCCCAGGTTATGAGGGCATAAACCCTAACTGGTGGCAAAAATGTCTTATTTATAGACTCTCCATATAGAGAGTGAAAGTTTGTATGATCTAGGCTTATGGGATAATAGACAATCTGCTGGCCGATGACCCTTTCGATAAGTTCGTCATTGACCTGCTTTACTAAGTTTCTTTCCTTCTCTCCGGTAAATAGCGGGGGAGGAGGATTCTCTGGTTGTGTCCACTTATTTCCTGCCATTCATCGTTACCCCACAAAAACTGGTACTGGTACAGATTGCATAACCTTGTTAGCGGAGTCCGCGAGTGATGCGTCTTTTTCCGCCAATTTTTGATATGTCACTTCGTCCAAGGTTGTTTTAAGCTCTTCCCTTAGTTTCTCCTGCTCATCCTTTGCCTGGGTTATTAAATCTGCGCCGTTAAGGGTGACAGTCTCACCAGGGATTGGAATTGTTGCGAATTTGCTCCTAATTTGCCCCAACATCTCCTTACAAAGAGATAGGCAAAATCTTCTAATCCATTGCTTACCCATAGAGTTGATATTCATATAGGGAAGATTTGGGAAAGGGAGGGTGTTCATATTATTAATACCCTCGGCACCTCTCTGTCTATCTGAATCTTCTTCCCAGGCGTCTGTTTTTACAGTAAATTCAACCCAGAATCTCTCTGGACTGTGCTCATGGGGAGAAGGAAATAATCTTAATTTATTATTTTTAAGCTCATACGAGAAATGAGACATTCTGGTATATAAAGAATCTTCATAAGCTCGCGCTTGTAATTTGTTTTGCCAGGTTGGGATTATTTCAAATGTTGAATCGTCTGCGAATTGGCCATAGTTTGCCAAGTTACCAACCGTATTGATACCACCATAATATCCAAAAAATCTCCACATTGCTTGTGGTGTTTTATAATAAACTTTTTTAATTAAAATTCTATTTGTACTAATCTGATTAGATCCCAAATTGGTATTAGAGAATGGTAGGTCTGAATCAGATGATGCTGAATTTTCTATTAATGTTTGCAGGTCATAGTCTTGTTGTCCACTAACTCTCTCCACAGAAGCAGAATATATCGTTTGTGTACCGCCGAGACCTGCGGCTTCTGCAATGCCTTCGCCAATATTGCGAGCATAAGAGAAAGTATATTTTGGATATCTGAGGCCAACATTATCATTCTCTTTAACCTCGTTCTTAGAGGAAGATGCGCCCTCGACCATTTCACCATTTTCATCAAAAGAGCCAGTGGTTCCACCCAAATAATCAGATAGTGAATTCTTTGCTTGATGGATATTGACAAGATAAGAATATTCCAACACTGCTTCTTCATAAGCAGCATAAACTTGATATTCTGTCATCTCTATGTCTAGTACATCTCCACCAAGTTTTTTGTAAACATAAGCAACTTGATCAACAGCACCAGAAACAAAATCGCTATCTGGATGTGGGGCCGCTGTATAAATTCCAAAAGGAAGTGGATTCTCTGAAGAGTCCACATTTGTGTGGGCTCCGGTCACGGGTAGTCTGGTAACGCTTATTGAGCTTACCGGCGTTAAGGTTGGTGCTGCCATTCGTATAATCTCCCTGTCTATAATTAGTTCTGCAGAAAGTAAAAAGCCCCGCCCTGAGCAAAAACCAGAGCGGGGCTATTGTTTTTTATTTAACTCGGTTTAACCAAGCAAATCTTCCACGATAACGAGACCGTACATATCAGGTCGTACCATCTTCTTCGCATATCGAGTCATCACACCTTTACGGGGTACGAAGTCTTCGACACCAAAGATAGTAGGAGTAACCTGTAGTGGTACATAAGGTGCGTACACGTAGCCACTTTCGAGGAAGCTACCGCCCTTACGTCCAATTAGTACGAGGTTTCTTGGGAAGTAAGGATCTACATAAACATCCCACTTCTTGCTCAAGCTACCGACGTTAACAGCACCAACAGTACCTTTGTCCGAATCACCAGTTACGTTTGCACGGAAACCAGCGGTGAACTCCATAATGTTAGCAACTTCAGGTGAGCAAACAACGAAGTTTGCACCGCCACGAAGCGTTTTGCGGTGAATTTGAGCAGAAACGTCATTGATAGTTTCAATGAGTGTCTCATACCATTCAGATACGGTACCTGTGAAGTCAGCACCTAGCAAGCTTTCGTTTGCAAGAGCACTGATCGCAAGTCCATCAGATTTCGTTAGGAAACGACCTGGGCGACGTGACCAGTAATAAGTACCGGCGGTTGCACCCTTGACGAGATCCTCAAGGATTTCACGGTCGATTTCAAGAGAAATCTGCTCGGAAAGAATGCTTGTCAACTCAACTTCTGCATCGAGGTTGTGATAAGCGTTCAAGTCCTGTCCAAGTTCTGGTGTCCACTTAGCTTTGAGCTTTTTGGTCATTGCGGTGACAGCCACACTATCGATCTTGATGTCGATTTCTGGAATGGCATCTTCACCCTCAAGTCCCCAAGTAGCTGCACCAACAACTGCTCCAAGTCCACGTCCAGCACCGGTCTCAGTGACATTGTTGAAATTGTCATTGATAGCGAATGTTAGAGTAGGTACCTTAGATGTAAGGTGGTCCTCAATATCAGACGTAGCAGTGGTGGATGAACCTGAGTTGGATGTGAAAACCAAAATAATTGATGTACCATCACTATCTTCTAGATCCAAAGACTGTGGATTATCGTTTGCATTTGCTGTGGAACGACCAACAGCGCGAGTCAAACGACGAACAAGTTTAACACCAGACTTAATCTTATCTGAGTCGGCTCCGTCTTCTGCTGCAGAAGATGCGGATCCGGTATAAGATAGAGAGACCAAGTTCATACGGTTCAATTGACCGAACTCACTGTCACCAGGGATTGTACAAACAACGACGGAAGAACCTGAAAGATCAGGGTCAAACTGACAAAGTTTGTTAAGTGATGTAGTGACTGTGCTATTACCAATGGAAGCAGCAGTAATTGCGGTATCACCAGCAGCATCACCACAAAGACCTGTAGTAACAACTGTCAAAGTACAAGTCGCGGAACCAGTAGGTGAGCTATAGCCGTTGGAAAGACCATAAGGTGCTTTCTGTGAGCCGCCAGGTGTAGAAATGTCTACACCACCCGTGATTTCGTGACCAACTTTGTTTCCACCATAAAGTGAATCATTGGCTTCACCACCGATACGTGCTGAATTATATTGGAAATCCATAAAGAAAATAAGTCCACTAGGTAGACTCATTGGCTGAACGGATACGAGGTCGTTAGCGATAAGGCTTCCGAATACTCGACGAACGATTGGGAATGCTACTGAAGCAAAACCCTCGACATCACCAGCAGCCATGCTGGATGCCTCACGGAGTAGCTCTTTTGCTTGGTTTTCAAGCAAGACAGCCATACCGTTTTTCTTCTGGTCGTTAGTGATTCCTTCTAGAAGGCCTGTCTTCTCCCACTTAGCTAGGAGAGCAGCACCTTCTGAGGAGAGATCACGATTAACGATACCTTCAGTTAGTTTATCTAAAACTGACATTTGTTTAATCCTCCTAAAGATTGTTTAATTACCGGATTTATTAATTCCGGCTAGTGCTTGCATCCTTTCCATGACTGGATCAGATGTTCTTTTTGCTTCTTTCTGTCTTGAAAGAAGCGTTGAAGAACGTCTACTCACCGCCTCGCTAAGTGATTCTGGCTCTCTCTTATTAGATCGAGCACCCACTGTGCCTTGAAGGGTTTCATAAATGACTTTCGCCTCTTCAACTGTACTAGACTTAGAAATAGCTTCGGCAATTTTATTTTTTTGCCGCTCATTCAGGGAGTCGCTTGTCAAAGTCTTATTCGTATAGAGCATTCTTGCATTCTGAAGATTTACTTCGCTTAAAGTATCCTTCATCTGCATAGCCATGCTCTTGAATTTTTCAATTTGTTCTTGAAGACGTGCATTTTCTTCTTGAGCAGCAACAAGAGCCTCTTGGGCTTCTTGGAGATCTCGATTAATTGGATCTTCTTGCTCTTCGTCTTCTTCTTCGGCCTCTGTGCTTGCGGCGGCGGCTTCTGCTTCATCTTCGCCATGGGCAATCTCAGAGGTTGGTGTTTCTAGCCAACCAGACTTAACTGGTTCGGTGTCGGAGGTTAGGTTTTCTAGCAGATCTGCGATGTCCTCGTCGTTGAGTTCAATTTCATCACCCTCTTCACCCTCTTGGAGGGCAGGCTCTAGATCGGCAGCCATCTCTTCTCTATCAGTCATTTCTGCTGGTTCGAGGCCGCCTTCTTCACCCATTTCTTTTTCCATTTCTGCTTCGAGTTTTGGCAAATCAATAGTGATTACTTCATCTTCGTCGTTGGAAGGGCAATCCGTCGAGGCAAGTGGAAGCTGATCGGCAGTCTCTTCTGCCTCTTCTTCCTCGTTCATTCCATCGCTCAAATCTAGCTCTTGCTCTAGCATGACATCAACTGCATCTTTGATATCCTTTGAATATTTCTCAATAATTGCGGTTTCTGCGTTTTTCAATGCTGCTTCTCTAAGGGCCGCAGCATCAACAATTGCTTGTTCCAACATTTTTGACATAACAAAATCTCCGTTATATAAAGTTTAACATAGTAAATAGTCCATAAAATTACAAACTTACTAAAAAAATGACACTACATTATATTGTAATTTTATACACCATCTGGTGTTCCGCCTGTTCCGACAGTTCCATCCGCATTGACAAGGCTCACAAACCAAGCCGTTGAGCTAATGCAATGACACTTATAGAGCTTACTAGCGGCAAGGGCTAGCTCCCTCGCTTGTGCGCCAGAGCCATCAGTCATTGCTTGACCATTCATAGACTTAGAAGCGTCACCAGTTTTTAATCTCAATTCACAGGCAGCGCCCGTTGTTATATAAATTATTTGTCCGAACGAATGTGCGGGAAGCGTTACAATATTGTTTGCAGAGCCGCCATTACTGGCAACAATAGCAAAACCAATTCCTTCTGCAATTTGGCCGGTTCCCGTGCCATCAGATGTGGCTGTTAGTGATTGCGTTGCGTGTTGTCCAACAACTCTGTCACCCGATCTATAACTTCCCATCTATCACTCTCCTCTAGTCGTTATTTTCACCCGGCATTACTTGTGATGAGCCGGTAGCAACTACTTCAGTCAAACCAGAACCAGTTAGTTGATACATATTTCCACTGTGGATCGTCGTAAGTTCTGCAAATAATTGAAAAGCGCCTCCGTCGACGCCAGATTTGTTAGAAATAAAAATCTCATTACACTTAAAATCAAAGGTCACACTATCTTTCTTGTTGTCTAGCGTGATATAGTGTTGGCCATTAAAAACTTCGTAGTTTCCCTGGCCGTCAACGTGAGTGGTTGTATCCGTAAAATGTATACGCAACTCCACGTCTGCACGGTTAATAACTGTTACGCTTTTAGCGACTAATGGAAATTTAACTCTTTCTTGACCATCAATCGGTATTGTCGCTGCTCCAGTAATAAACGGATGTCCAGACACTTGATATGATCCTACGTGTCCCAGACCGTTGCGGAATAAATATTGCTGATTATCTCTATTTGTGTTTGATGGGGTTGCCATTATAAATTACCTTCCTATTCAATTCCAAGCTTTGCTTGTCTTTCTCGTTCTTTTTGTTGTGCGATACGCTTTCTTTTGATTTTCTCTCTCTTTCTCTTGAGAGAAGGCTTTTCAAAATATCTTCTATCGCGGACTTCATCTAATATGCCTTCTTTTCTAACTTTCTTGGTGAAACGCTTGATAAGCCTCTCAACGGATTCACCTTTTCTCAACCGAACTTCAACATTTACTGGACCAGCCATAATAACTCCTTATTCTGCCAACTTCTTCCAAACATCAGTTTTTCCAAGCAAGGAAGAAATGTCTACTCCGGCATCATTTGGGTCTATGTTTGCTAGTGGCGAGGAAGGGGCCGATTGGCCAGTAGATCCGGCCTTGCCCAAAGGCTTGGTTCCCTCAAAGAGATTTACACCATTGTAAGATGTTTCACCAATTGCCTCTAGCATCTTTTTCTTCGTCTCTGCCAACTTTTCGTTTTGCTTACGAAGTTTTTCTTGTCGCTGTTCATTCACGACAGCAACGTCAGGAATAGCCTGCTCTTGCACTTGGGCTTGTTGCGTAACATTCGCGCCCTTCATAACCTCTGATACAATTGTAGAAAGAACGCCCTCTTCAATTAGGACTTCTTTGACACTTTCTTTAATCAATCTTTTAAATTCTTCTTTTTTCATTCTAGCTCCAAATGAATTTTAGCTTGGCGCACCACTTCTGCAAATAATTCTTCTTGCAAGTTGTGATGTTTAACCATATCACCATTCTCTCTCATAAAATCAGAAAAAGCTTGGCCATAATCTGTATAAACCTTTGTTTCTACATAGTTTCTATCACCAGTTTTGTCCATTGAGTCTGGGGTGTCTTCTATCGAGCGCATTTCGGGGGGTGCGATGGCATCGTTCCCGCCTGGAACGGAAATATGGCGTTCTTTCATAACTTGCGCGATCATTTCTTTAAGATATTCTTTATTTATTGACAATTTTTAACCCTCACTCAAAATATCATTTAAAATTCTATTAATCTTATCTGCTTCAGTAAAAACATTTGGCTGTTCCTTGGCCTCTTTCACCATAAAAGCACCTGGAGTTGAGGGTTCGGATACAAAATCAAAGCAAATTAGCTGAAAGTCGTCATTTACTTCGGAAACGCCGCCCATTTCACTAACAGTGCCGAGGCCACGGGAAGAAATGCCTAGTTTCACGCCGGAATCGACCAAAGATCTCAATACTTGGCCAGAAGGTGTGTCTAAAACCTTTACTTTTCCCATAACATCGTTACCGTCCCACCAAAGTTCGGTTACCAAGTGTGATGCATTTTTAAGATTGACAACGGAGTCTTCTGGGTGATCTAATTCTCCCAGTGCTCTACGTTCACGAACTAGTTTGGAATAGTTTTCTACTTCTCTTTCCAAAATTGGTCGACGGTACATTCTACCGTTCCCATTTTTGACACCAGCAGTTTGCATTCTGCCAGAAAGAATCATGCCACCGTTAGCAATAAAACGCTTTTCTTCTTCTGTTAGAAGATCTTGGCATACGCCGCCTTCACACAATTCATAATATTCTCTAAGAAGCATCTTTTTTGACATATTGTTTCTCCAAACTATAAAACGGGCATTACCCGTTTGAGTTACGAACCTTTACAGCATCTTCTGACCGGTTGTAACCTCCACTTTTCATTGAACATTCTCATACTCCCGATATATTTATACCGTCGTCGCCAAACAACATATTGAGAATATAGGACGTTAAAGAACTTAGCCATCCCAATATGAATAAGTTGGCGATATTATACTCAAATGTAAATAGTTCTGTATATTTGTTTATGCCAAACAAAAACACGCCAACCCAGAAACCCATACACATACAGCATTTGAACAGTTCTCCGAACCAGCCTCTCTGTGGTCGGATGCTGTCAAATATTGTTCCATAAACTAAAATTTGAGTTAATCCAGCAGCGGTAAGAATAAAATATACTAAGTCCACTTATCACCTATTCTTCATATCGATAAACGCCAGCCAAGCCATAATAATAGCCTGGATAGCCTGGGCGGTTTGTACCCTTGTTTTGGTCGTGGGGTACTTCACCAAGCTCTGTGGAGTCGTATTCATCTGGATCTGTGATTCTTTCGTCGTCCATTTCTTCGACGTCTTTTAGAACGTTTAGATAATCTCTCTCTTCCTCTAAGAACTTGGCAATATTGTATATCGTAACCTGTGTTACGTCCGCATACTTGCTGCTATCTGGCACTTTGGCTTCTAGAGAGCCGTATACGTTACCGCCACGGATGCTTTCTGGTATGACAATTCCTTTGCGAACCAAGAATTTAAATAGTCTGTCCTGAGTTTCATAAACGAGGTCGCTTATATTTCCCTTCGCAAAGGTAATAACCTTGTTTTCGTTTGGCATAACAACAATATCAATATCGACGTGATCATAAATCATAATATCGCCAGTTAAGGTTTTCTTTGCCTTAAGTCTGGCGACTCCAGAGATAGCTGTTTTCTCTTCAATGGCTTCCTCTGCAGGTGCGCCGATTTTAATTGATATGCCCATTAAACAAGCTCCTTTGCCAATTCTTGAATTTTCAAAATTTGCTTAAGCATTTTTTCATCGATTGGCCTTTCTTTGTATTGTTCCATCAAAGACAAAACCTCTCTTGCTTTGCTTGTCATATTTTCATCTTCTTTTATCATACTGCTGTCAATCGAATTGTTAATTGTCTGCTTCAATCTTCCCAACTCTTCATTCAAAAATACCTTTAGTTCTAAGCCGCTATCTGAAAAAGAAGTGATATACTTGTTTAACAATTCTTGCTGTTCTTTAAGAAGGTCGGTGTATTCTGAATTAAACTTTTTAGTGAAAGATTTATAAACCAAGTTATCGACGGGCACCATTTCTGTATTTGTGCCTTGTTTGGACTCTCTTAACAACATTCCCTCGATGACCGTTCTTTCCAAAAGAATTCGGCTTTTAAGTGGGGTCTGGTCTTCCTCTGCGTTGAAGATTTGATAAATCGTTGCGAGATTTCTGTAATTGGGAACAAAATTGGAAAAGAAGGTGTCTGGCAATTGCTTATTGATAGTAGAAATTAGACGGCTTTGCTCCGAGAACAACTCTTTCTTATCCAAAGAAGAGTGGCCCGTTTTTGATTCTACGATCATCTTCTCTGCTGTATAAAGATCGAGTCCTCTTGTCTCCATGAGTGCTTTGTAGAAAGAAAGTTCTTTTGCCAAGGGGGTTCCCTTGCTGAAAAATTCTTTAATGATAGAAACTATCATCCCCTTTCTTTCTGCATCTTTTTCAACAACTGCCTTAGTTAGTTCTCTAACCAAGGACTCGTACAAAAAGGCAGTATTTCTTTTTTTGTTGTGTTTAAGCCTTGCCGTCATTTGTTTTCCTCGTCTCCAATTCAGTTATTAATTTTTTAACTTCTGTATTGACTTCAAAAAGTTTATTTTCTTGTTCTTCGTAATTAGTATCTTTTTCTTCAAAAATGCCATTGCTCAACCCAGACAAAGCAGAATATCCCTTAAAAACATTCCTTTTTGTATTTTTGCCGGATTCTTCAGAATATTTGCTTTTATAGTTTCTCTTTCTAGCACCCATATTCCTCTTGTCGGATGTTTCTGGTTTATACCATTTGCCTTTGGATTTTGAAGTTGTGGTCATTGTATCACCAGTGGGTGTTTTCTTTGCAACCTTTACCCACTGTTGATCATCACGCTTACCGGGAGCAGCAAGAAGTGCAGATTCATCACCAGGGGGAGTTTCCTCTGCTGGAGCTTCCTCTGCGCCGGGTTCCTCGCCTGCTTCATCACCAAGATCGAAACCCTCTTCTTCTCCGCCGCCGAGCATTCCCCCTCCGCCTTCTAGTGCTTGTTCTTCCGCAACAGCATCAAGCTCACCCTGAATAATTCTGTCGTGGAACATCTCTCTTTGGTTTCTAAGGAATTCTTCATCAGAAACGTTAAAGAGGTTTTTTGCAATCCATCGCTTACTAAAGAATCCTTCGGCGGC